GGCCCTTCAGGTCCACCGAATACTAAAAACTCAGCGAATCTTTGTTGCATCTCTGTTAATCTTTTTGGAACACCCATAGTTGACAATTTAAGGGAACTATCCTATAAAGTCAAGATATGAAAGATGATCGAGGAGAGTTAGATTTAACCAAACAAATAGATAATCTTAATTTACAGATTGAAACTTATAAAACATTAATAGGTGATACTAAAAAATTAAAGTGGGAAGTTAAAAGATTAGAAAGTGAAATAATTAAAAAAGATAATTTGATTCAAGGTATGGAACAAATAATAACTGACTTATCGGAGAAGAAATGAGAGTACAAGACTTGCAACAATTTTTAAGTTCTTTTACAGAAGGATCAGACGCAGTTAAGAACGCTGTAATTTATGTAGAGATGAATGGTAAACTACATGCAATTAGACGTATGGAAGTTCATGAAAACGTTCAACCAATTGTAGGTTTTCCTGGACATACAGCTCATAGACTGGTATTAAAAACTCAAAAAGCCTCCTCTCTTATCTTACCTGATAAGCTCGCAGAAGACTACTAACAAGACGCAAAGGTTCCCTTGAAACCAGAGCAAAAATTATATGCAAAAATTAAAAAATCTATACCTAAAATATCGTGGATACGACTTGAAAATCTTAGCTTATCCGGTACTCCTGATCTATTGGGGTATAATAATAATGGTCACTTTTTCACTGTAGAATTAAAGGTCTGTAAGGGGAATAAAATACGATTCTCACCACACCAAATAGCGTTTCATGTACGCCATCCTAACAACTCATTTATCTTGGTAGAGTCCCTTGATCAAAGGTGCTTGAAACTTTTTGAAGGGTCCCGGATCCAGGAGCTTGTTGCTTGCGGCTTGTCGCTTGATGCTTGCAGCGAAGGGCTTGACGCTTGCCGCTTGAAGCTTGAATCTCTCTGAGCTTGTTGCTTGAAGCTTGACGCTTTAGGCCCGGACCAGGGCGCACGCCTTCAGACTCCGTCGAGTGCTCGTAGCTAATGGCCTGATCCGAATTTATTCCACGCGGGAATTCTTTAATGCTTACCATATGAAACCGTTTTAATTTTTGGATCCCAGCATTGTCTGCAATCCTTACATTCGTTGTTTTGTTTTGGAGCTGGACAGCTAGCCCCTGAGTCAACAACCTCTGAGCTGTTAGGCCAGGAAGCAGGCGCCCGCTGGTTTATCATGGGCGCACTGAACCTTATGACTAAATTGTTTGGCTTGTCCTGAAGATGGTCCTTGATCCATGCTTCACGTGTGGGCATCCAATGCTTTTTCGTAGGTGTTAATCTACATACTTCATAAATTTTATTTAAATGATCTAGATCTTGTACATCGCCGCTGTCGTGCCATCTGAAGACATCGGGCTTCTTGCTGTTGATCAGGTGAGTCATGGCTTCGACCCATTGCGGATCCTTCGTTGCTTTCAGTCTTCTGTATTGTGCTTCTTGTACAACCTTGAACACGTAGCAGCCCTTCATTGCGTAACAATTATTACAAACTGATTCAGGTATTAATCTAAGCTTGCTGCCAGTCTTGCATTCTTTGGCAGGTAAACCTATCGACCAGCCCGGCATCTTTGATGGCTTGCTTAGCCCTCCGACTATTTCCCATGCTTCACTTGTTTTCATCTTCTTTTTTATCCTCCTCATCAAAAAGTTTTTTTAATTCTTCTAAAACTTTTTGGTCCTCTAATTTATTCCAGTTGATGGCCTTATTAAAACCAAATGGATCATTATCTGTTTTCATAATTCTTTCTCCTTGATTCTCCTATAACACAATACAGCCGTCTTGTCAAGCTTGCCGCTTGCTGCTTGCAGCTTGACGCTTGTTGCTTGTAGCCGTTCGCTTCTAACCAGCGCCAATGGTTAATTAAGATTCGGGCCCTTTCGGGCCCGCCTCGATTACTCATGATTGCCAGCAGTCTCCGCCCGCCGCGTCGTTCAGGCAGCTAAGATACTCGGAGTCTGACAGCCCCAGCTCTTCCATCAGGAAGCTTCGCTTGTCGCCCTGGAGCCCGAACCGCGGGTCCTTCAGGTACGCAACCGCTTTATCCAGGATTACGTAACGCTTCTCACCCCCTGGCTGGTATTCTTTTTTTAATGTTTTTTTAGTCATATGTATTTCTCCTTTATAAACTCATCCTACTATATCCTGGACCAGTTGTCAAGCTTGTTGCTTGTCGCTTTATTTTGTCCGGGCTCCGTCATTGTTTTTATCCGAACCTTTACCAGGGTCACTGGCTTACGAAGCGTTTTCTTCAGATAGCCTCTGAATAAAACCTGGGTATTCTTGAGTCATGTCCTCACCATAAGCGGCTTCCCATGCTTCTAATATTTGTGCAATAGAATATCTATTTTTTAATTTGTTTTCTAAATCTTCTATTTCTTTTAAGTTTTGCATTCCCTCATTCATATATATTTCTCCTTTATAAAATCCTTTATAGTCCTTGAATCACGTTTTGTCAAGCTTGCGGCTTGAAGCTTGCGGCTTTTTTTATTTTTTAGTTTAGAATCATTCTAAACTGCGACCAGTCTCTTCGCACTAGTGGATCCATGGACCACAGCACTAATAGACTGATCCCAGGTCCATTGTAGCTGTGCACAATTTAATGTCATCAATGGACCAGGGATCAGTTCTGGTGGTGGCGCCATTAGACTTTTGTCTCGAGACCACAACCAGAAGTTGTCCCATTATTTAATACTCATAAATGGTTTAAATAATTAAATACAATATAATCCTTGACTATCCTATTGTCAAGTGTATAAATCTATTTATGCAAATAAAATTACATTCAGCAATAATACAATTTGCGTAGGTGTTGTGGGGTGACCTGAATAAACCCCACGAGCCGATAAACCAAAAAACAAGAAAGAGGTATAATGACTAAAGAAAAGAAGATAACACTTAACGCAGAAAAGCGAAAAGTGATTGCTGACCAATTTCAATCTTTTTATGAAGATAAGGTAAAAGATAAATTGGTACAAGCAAAAGAACAATACGACTTGATGAGAGAGAAAGCAAAAGTC